GATGTTGTAGTTATTAGCAAAGATGGTACGATAGGTGATGTGTATAGCATACAGAATTTAAAAATAGCAATACCTAAACAGCCAAAGAAAATACACAAGTTTGAAAAAAACAAATGGCAAGTTACACCATATCCAAAAGAATTAAATCAAATAAAAACAATTTTTGACTGGAGAGATTACCCAGCTAATTTTAAAGAAAAATATATAGACTACATAGAAGATGAATTCAGAAAAAGAGAAAATGGTTTCTGGTTTTATAACAAGGGTTTTGCTACTTATATTAGCGGTACTCACTATATGTATCTTCAGTGGTCTAAAATAGATGTAGGTAAACCTGATTTTAGAGAAGCCAATAGATTATTTTATATATTTTGGGAAGCTTGTAAAGCTGATACTAGATGTTATGGTATGTGTTACCTCAAAAACAGGCGATCTGGTTTTTCATTTATGGCTTCAGGTGAAACAGTTAATTTAGCTACAATATCTAGTGATGCTAGATTTGGTATATTATCCAAGTCTGGTGCTGATGCTAAAAAAATGTTTACTGACAAGGTTGTACCTATATCAGTTAATTACCCTTTCTTTTTTAAACCGATCCAAGATGGTATGGATCGCCCAAAAACAGAGTTAGCTTATAGAGTACCAGCTTCAAAGCTTACAAGAAGAAAAATAACAAGCAATGATAAACCTGAAGAGCTAACAGGTCTTGATACAACAATAGACTGGAAAAACACAGGTGATAACAGTTATGATGGTGAAAAGCTTAAATTACTAGTACATGATGAATCTGGTAAGTGGGAAAGACCAGATAATATATTAAATAACTGGAGGGTAACAAAAACTACTTTACGATTAGGTAGTAGAATTATAGGAAAATGTATGATGGGATCAACGTGTAACGCGTTAGACAAGGGTGGTGATAATTTTAAAAAGTTATATTATAATTCAGATGTTACTAAACGAAACAGAAATGGTCAAACTAATTCGGGTTTGTACTCTTTTTTTATTCCAATGGAGTGGAACTATGAGGGTTTTATTGATGAATACGGGATACCTGTATTTGAAAATCCAGAAACAGAAGTATATGGTCCTCATAACGATGTTATTGATACTGGAGTTATTACGCACTGGCAAAACGAAGCAGATGGTTTAAAAAACGATCAAGACGCTTTAAATGAATATTATAGACAGTTTCCAAGAACTGAAGAACATGCTTTCAGAGATGAAACTAAAAATAGTTTATTTAATTTAGTAAGAATATACGAGCAAATTGATTATAACGAAATGCAGAGCAAACCTATAAAAGGTAGTTTTGTATGGGAAAATGGTATTAAAGATACTAATGTTAGATTTTATCCAGATGAAACTGGTAGATTTAACTTGTCATGGGTGCCACCAGTTAGTTTACAAAATAGATATTTTACTAAAAACGGTAAAAAATACCCTGGTAACGAACATATAGGAGCGTTTGGTTGTGATAGTTATGACATATCAGGTACTGTAGACAACAAAGGATCAAAGGGATCTTTGCACGGCTTGACCAAGTTTAGCATGGAAGATGCGCCTCCAAATGAGTTTTTTTTAGAATATATCGCAAGACCTAACACGGCTGAAATGTTTTTTGAAGATGTGTTAATGGCTTTAGTATTTTACGGTATGCCTTTATTATGTGAAAATAATAAACCTAGATTACTGTATTATTTAAAGAGAAGAGGTTATAGAGGTTATTCTATGAATAGACCTGATAAGCTTTGGAATAAATTATCTACAGCTGAAAAAGAAATAGGAGGTATACCAAACTCCAGTGAAGATATTAAACAAGCGCACGCTGCAGCAATTGAAAGCTACATACAGCAGTACGTAGGTTTAACGCAAGAAGGACAATATGGTAATATATCATTTAATACAACATTAAATGATTGGGCTAGATTTGATATTAATAATAGAACAAAGTTTGATGCTACTATTAGTTCAGGTTTAGCAATTATGGCTTGTAATAAAAATTTATATAGACCAAGCCCAAAAAGAGAAAACACAACAATAAATTTTGGTTTTACAAAATACAACAATAAAGGTATGTCATCAAAACTGATAACTAATGATTAAAACAAAAGCAAAATCTACATTTCCAAGCCAGGCAGTGCCTGACGCTAAGAAGTCTAGTAAAGAATATGGCCTGCAAGTTGCAAGAGCTATTGAGCAAGAGTGGTTTAAAAGTGACCGCGGTTCAGACCGTTACTATGATACTCAATTAAAATATCACGAGCTAAGATTATACGCTCGTGGAGAGCAGAGTATACAAAAATATAAAGATGAGTTATCTATAAATGGTGATTTGTCTTATCTTAATTTAGACTGGAAGCCAGTACCTATTATACCTAAATTTATAGACATTGTTGTTAATGGTATACAAGAGAGAACTTATAATATAAAAGCATTTTCTATTGATCCTATAGCGGCTCAAGATAGAACAGATTATATAAAAAATATGCAAGAAGACATGAAGTTTAAATCATTTAAACTAAATGTACAAGCTCAAACTGGTATAAACTCTTTTAAAAATGATGTTGAAAAAATACCAGAAAATGACGAAGAGCTTTCTGTGCATATGCAATTAAACTACAAGCAGTCTATTGAAATAGCTGAAGAAGAAGCTCTTGACAATGTAATGGCTCTTAATAAGTTTAATAACGTAAAGAAAAGATTAGATTATGATTTAGCTGTACTTGGTATCGCTTGTGTTAAAAACGGTTTTAATAGAGCTGAAGGTATCACGCTTGAATACGTTGATCCTGCTAATATAGTTCACTCATATAGTGATTCACCTTATTTTGAAGATTTATATTATGTAGGTGAAGTAAAAAGAGTTTTAATAAAAGATCTTATAAAGCAATATCCTGATATTACAAATGAGCAAATAGAAGATCTTGAGAAAAAATACAGTAATCAAAAGTTTGATAAATATGTTTATTATCCTGAAGATGCAAATGAAAAAGGTTATATAAATGTATTATATTTTGAATATAAAACTTTTAACAGGCAAACTTTTAAAATAAAACAAACAGCATCAGGTGCTGATAAAGCTTTAGCAAAAGATGATACTTTTGATCCACCAAAAGATGGTAGAGCAAGATTTGAAAAAGCTGATAGAGCTATTGAAGTTTTATACAGTGGTATAAAGGTTTTAAACCATGACATAATATTAGACTGGAAAAAATGTGAAAACATGACAAGACCTAAGTCTGATATTACAAAAGTATCTATGAGCTACAGTATTGCTGCTCCACGTATATATAAAGGTAGACCTGAGTCACTTGTTAGCCGTATGGTAAGTTTTGCTGATATGATACAGTTAACACATTTAAAGTTGCAACAGGTATTATCTAGAACTGTACCAGACGGTGTATTTTTAGACGCTGATGGTTTAGCTGAAATAGATTTAGGAAATGGTACTAACTATAATCCACAGGAAGCATTAAATATGTATTTCCAAACTGGTAGTGTTATTGGTAGATCAATGACGCAAGATGGTGACTTTAACAATGGTCGTATGCCAATACAAGAGTTACAGTCTTCAGGTGGTAATGCTAAAATAGCAGCATTAATACAGTCTTACAACTATTATTTACAAATGATAAGGGACGTAACCGGATTAAATGAAGCAAGAGATGGTAGCTCGCCAGATAAAAATGCTTTAGTTGGATTACAAAAATTAGCAGCTGCTAATAGTAACACAGCTACTAGACATATACTACAAGCTGGTTTGTTCTTAGTATTAAAAACAGCAGAAGCTGTTTCACTTAGAATATCTGATGTATTAGAATATTCTAAAGCTAGAAATCAATTTGTTTTATCACTAGGTAGATTCAATGTTGGTACTTTAGATCAAGTTAAAGAATTACATTTACATGACTTTGGTATATTTTTAGAACTAGCACCTGACGAAGAAGAAAAACAGAGATTAGAAAACAATATACAAATGGCTCTTCAACAACAACAAATAAACTTAGAAGATGCTATTGATATTAGAGAGGTTAGAAACTTAAAGTTAGCAAACCAAGTATTAAAACTAAGAAAAAGAAAAAAGCAAGAGCAAGATCAACAAATAGCTCAACAAAATATACAAGCTCAATCACAAGCTAACGCTCAATCAGCTCAAGCAGCTGCAGAAGCTGAAGCACAGAAAAATCAAATAATTACTGAGCAAAAAGTTCAATTAGCTCAAGCAGAGTTTCAGTTTGGAACCCAAAAAATGGAAAGAGAAGCTGAAATTAAAAAAGAACTTATGGAACATGAGTTTAATTTAAATATGAGATTAAAAGACATGGAATCACAAGTGATTAAAGATAAAGAGCAATATAAAGAAGATCGTAAAGATGAACGTACTAGAATACAAGCTAGTCAACAGTCTGAATTAATCGATCAAAGAAAAAAAGATCTACCAGCTAAAAAGTTTGAGTCAAAAGGCTTTGACAACTTAGGTGGTTTTGACTTAGAACAATTTGAACCAAGATAAATAAAAAATTATGCCAAGATTACATAACGACTATCCAGGTAATATAGCTGGATCAGTATTTTCAAAAGGTGGAGACGTAATAGTACCACCAGACCAGCATATTTTTATAGCTATTACAACTTTAGCTGCTACTACATTTAGTAATACTACTGGATTAGTTGCTGAAGAAGCTACTAGATATGCTAACACAGAAGACGCTGCTGGTGACGCTGCTTCAGGATCTGAAACTTATAATGAAGGATCTGGAGGAGAAGAAGTAGTAGTAGGTGATGCTTTTCCAGCAGGTATTGATATATTTGGTCAGTATACCAAAATAAATGTCAACTCTGGAAGTATCATAGCGTATTACGCTAGAAAATAATATTTTTAAACAATTATATAATATCTTATTATGGAAAATGAAAACAAAGAAGTGGTTGAAAAACCACAAGAACAGGCTGTTGAGCAAGAAGCAAAAGCTTCAACTACAGAAAAAATAGTTGACGCTAAAGAAGTCGAAGCTCCAAAGCCTAAAAGAAAAAGTAACGCGTTTGATCAAGGCGCTGATACTATAAAGGTTGATATGAGTAAACAACCTGAAAAAGCTACTGAAGAAAAAGTAGAAGAACCTGTTACTGAAGGTAAAAAAGAAGAGGTGGTTGAAGAAACACCTGTTATACAAGAAGTAACAGATGAACAAGAAGAACAAACAAATGATATTGTTGAAGAAGTTTACAAACAACAAAATAAAATTGTTGAAGAAAAACAAGAGCAACAAACTCCAGAAGTGGAACTACCAGAAAACATTGAAGAACTCGTGAAGTTTATGAATGAGACTGGTGGAACGTTAGAGGAATATGTTCGCCTCAACGCGGATTACTCAAGTGTAGATGGAGAAGCACTCTTGCGAGAGTACTACAAATCTACAAAACCTCATCTTTCATCTGATGAAGTTAACTTCATGTTAGAAGATAATTTTAAATTTGATGAAGATATAGATGAGCCTAGGGACGTAAAAAGAAAACAGCTCGCTTATAAAGAAGCGGTTGCACAAGCTAAGAACCATTTAGAAGGTATGAAGGCGCAATATTACAAAGAGGTCAAGTTGGGCTCTAAGTTAGCACCTGAACAACAAAAGGCAATTGACTTTTTCAACCGTTACAGTAATGAGCAAGCTCAGGTTAGTGAACTAACTGCAAAGCAACAAAAACACTTTAATCAAAAAACTGATCAGGTTTTTAATGAGAAGTTCAAAGGTTTTGATTTTCAAGTTGGAGACAAAAAGTATCGTTACAACGTTAAAGATGCGCAACAAACAAGGGAAGCTCAGTCTGACGTGCTAAATGTTTTTAGCAAGTATATTGGTCAAGATAATATGCTACAAGACGCTAAGGGTTATCATAAATCTTTATTTGCTGCACGAAACGCTGACGCTTTAGCTAGTCATTTTTACGAGCAAGGCAAAGCTGACGCTGTCAAACAATTAACTTCTGAGGCAAAGAATATAAATGTCGATGGAAGAAAAACGTCTGATGGTGTTGTTAATGTCGGTGGTCAAAAAGTGAAAGTTATAAGCGGCGATAATAGTTCTAGCCGAAAGTTTAAATTGAAAAATTATTAAAAATTAAAAATTAAAAATTATGGCAACAGTAAGTTTTAGTGGACCAGCTGCCGGTTCGATAGTCTCTCCAGCGTATCAAAAGATGACGCTTGCGACTAATTACCTAGACTTTACATCATCTGATGTATTTGGCGATGGAACGAACGTAGCAGGTTGGGCACAACAATATCTTCCTGATTTATATGAGCAGGAAGTAGACAGATATGGTAACAGAACCATTTCTGGATTTTTATCTATGCTTAGTGCTGAAATGCCTTTACAATCTGATCAAGTAATTTGGTCTGAGCAAGGTAGATTACACTTAGCATATAACGGTACTTGTGACACTACTAACGGTGCAGTAACTTCGATTACTGACATTGATGGTGGTTCAAGTGCAAAACACGCAGTAAGAAAAGGAGCAACAGTTGTAGCTGTAGTAGAAAACGTAGTCTTCAAAGGTTATGTATCTGCTGGAGTTGAAGCTAGTGAAACTGGTCTTACAATTTTACCTTACGGAGCAGAAAATATTGAAGATTTAGCTGGTATCTCAACTGGATCTAAAGCAATTAAGTTCTTCGTATATGGTTCTGAATTTGCAAAAGGATCTGACACTATGGGTAACTCCGTAGAGCCAAATTTCTTAACTTTCAACAATAGACCTATGATCATTAAAGATCACTTTGAAATCAATGGTTCTGACACTGCTCAGATCGGTTGGATCGAAGTAGCTGGTGAGTCTGGACAAGGTGGATACTTATGGTATCTAAAATCTTCAGGTGATACTAGAGTGAGATTTAACGATTATATGGAGATGACTATGGTTGAAGCTGAGAAAGTTGTAACAGGTTCTGGAACTGCAGACTCACAACTTCATGATCTTGGTTCAGGCGGTGTTGATGGTTTCAATGGTTCAGAAGGTATGTTCTCAGCTATCGAAAACAGAGGTATCGTAGCTACTAACTTAGTTGATAACGCGTCTGATGCATTAGCTGATTTCGATTTATTATTAGCTGAGCTAGATAAGCAAGGTGCAATTGAAGAAAACATGTTATATCTTAACAGAACTTCAAACTTAATCTTTGATGATATGTTAGGTCAAATTAATGCTAACTACGATGGTGGTACATCTTTCGGTGTATTTGAAAACTCATCTGACATGGCGTTAAACCTAGGATTCTCTGGATTTAGAAGAGGTTCTTATGACTTCTACAAAACTGATTGGAAATACTTAAACGACGCTTCTACAAGAGGTTTAGTTGGTGGTATCAAAGGGGTAATTATTCCTGCAGGTACTTCTTCAGTATATGATCAGCAAGTAGGATCTAATGTAAGAAGACCTTTCTTACACGTTAGATATAGAGCAGGTCAAGCAGACGATAGAAAATTAAAGTCTTGGGTGACTGGATCAGTTGGTGGACCAACTAGTTCAAGCATTGACAAGATGGAGATTCACTATCTATCTGAAAGATGTTTAGTAGTACAAGCTGCAAACAACTTTATATTACTTAAGTAATATTTATATTAAAGAGTTAGGCGCTTCGGCGCCTAGCCCTTTATTTTTATTAATTTTTATTATATTATATCATGAAAAAAACAAAAACAAAAGAAAAAGCTCCAGTTGTAACTAACGCTGAAGCTGTCCCAGCAAAACCAAGTTGGGTAGTAAAAGATAGGTTGTATGAATTAAATTTAAATGCAGTACCTCCTGTTTATATATTAAGATCTAGACAATTATTTTATTTTGACGAAAGCGTAGGATACGAAAGAGAGATAAAATATTGTAGAAATCAAAACACAGTATTCGTTGATGAAATGAAAGGACCTCAAAGATTAGGTCATATTGTATTTAGAAACGGACAACTGTTTGTAGAAAAAGAACAAACAACATTACAAAAATTTCTATCAACATACCACCCAGAAGCTGGTAGAACGTTTATAGAGTTTAATGCTGATCAAGTAGCAGAAGAAGAAATTGATGTTTTAGAGTTACAATTAGAAGCTATGAACGCTGCTAAAACACTAGACATTGATAGAATTGAAGCTATTGTAAGAACAGAGATCGGTAACGCAGTCAATAAGATGACTTCTAAAGAACTTAAACGTGACTCAATGGTATTTGCTAGGAATAATCCAGAATTGTTCTTAGAACTCGCTAATGATGAAAATATCAATATTAGAAACATGGGTATTAGGGCTGTTGAAAAGAATATAATTAAATTATCTTCTGACAATAGATCTTTCAAATGGGCAAATAATGATAGAAAATTATTTGATATACCGTTTGATGAAAATCCATACTCTACTTTAACCGCTTGGTTTAAAACAGATGAAGGTATTGAAGTTTACAAATTAGTTGAGAAAAAACTAAAATAAAAATCATTTATAGAGGTGGTCATCTCTATGGGTGACCACTTACTATAAAAAAGAAATTATGGCAATAAACATAAACAAGGTATATAAATCAGTCTTGTCAATATTGAACAAAGAGCAAAGAGGTTATTTAACACCATCTGAGTACAATAACTTAGCTAGACAAGCTCAATTAGAATTATTAGATAAGCTATTTTACGATTATAACAGGTTTTTAAATATTGAAAAAGCTGGTAGAGTGAACGATGCTTTAGCTGATATACCTACAAAAATACAAGAACAAATAGACCCGTTTTATGCCCAAGATGATATTTCATTAACAAATGGTGTTGGTACCTTACCAACAGATCTATATAAAGTTATTGATATAACAATGACAGATGAAACTATTGAAATAGAAAAAATAGACAAAAATAGATTACCTTACTTAAAATCTTCACCATTAACAAAACCAACTAAAGATTTTCCTGTATATTATCAGAGAGCTGCAGATATTATTGTAGAACCTGCGCTTACTGATGGAAGTTGGACATTAGGTGATTTAAAAATTAAATACATAAAAACACCAGCAGAACCTAGATGGGGTTATACTACAAATGCAACTTACGGTACTCAAACATATGATAGTACAACGTTTTCAAACCAAACAAACACTCAAGGGTCAACAGACTTTGTATTACATCCATCACAAGAAACAGAATTAATAATAAACATCTTAGCTTATACAGGATTTATAATTAAAGATCCTAATGTGGTTCAGCAAGCTGTATCATTAGGTCAAGGTGCTCAAATGGCTAAACAACAACAATAATGGGATTTTTAGGAACAACATCAGCAAAACAATACTACAATAGTAGTCAGGAATTTACGGCAACAGCAAGTCAAACTGAGTTTGTATTAACGGTTGCTAGCTTACCAGCTTTAATAACTGATTTTTTAGTATTTGTAGACGGTACTGAAGTAAATCCTAGTACCTACGCTTATGCTGGCCCAACAGGTGGTAACGCTGGTAAAATTACATTTACATCTGGTCAAACAGCTGGTGCTAAAGTATTAGTTAAATTAATTGATAGAGAATTAGGTGATTATAGATATATAAAACTAAAAGATATAGTTAATAACTTTATAATAGCTTATGTTGGTAACGGTAAACTTATACCACATGCTAACAGATCTGAAGTTTTATTTCATATAAAAAGAGGTATACAAGAGTTTAGTTATGACATATCAAGATTAGAAAAAATACAAGAAATTGATGTTCCACCATCTTTAAAAATACCTATGCCACAAGACTATATAAGTTACATTGGTATACATTGGGTTGACACAGCTGGTATTGAACATCCAGTTTTTCCTGCAAGATTTACATCAAGACCATCAGAGTCTATAGCGCAGGATGGTGATGGTAATTATTTATTTGATGAAAATGAAGGTGTGTTAAATATAACACCTGGTATAACTGTTGATAGATTTAACTCAAACTTTAATCAAGATTTGTTTGATGGAACAGTAACTAATGATGATTATTTTTTATACACACATTACATAGCTAATAGATTAGCATCATTTTCAAATAGATATGGCGCTGAGCCAGAACTTTCTAACTTAAACGGTGTTTTTACAATTGATGAAGTTGGTGGTCAATTTGGCTTTGATTCATCAATGAGCGGCAGGACTATAACAATAAAGTATGTATCAGACGGTATGGCAACTGACGGTGAAATGAAAGTACATAAAATGGCAGAAGATGCTTTATACAAATATGTTTTGTTTGGTATGCTTTCAACAAGAACTAACATACCTGAATACATAGTCGCAAGATATAAAAAAGAAAGAAGAGCTGCTATGCGTAACGCTAAACTTAGGTTAACTAATATAAATATAAAAGAACTTACAAATGTAATGAGAGGTAAGTCAAAACAAATTAAACACTAATACATGCCGAAAATAAAAAATATTTTTACTAAAGCTCGTATGAATAAAGATCTGGACGAAAGACTCGTTCCAGGTGGTGAATATAGAGAAGCTCAAAATGTATCTATAGCTACAAGTGAAGATTCAGACGTTGGAGCTATTGAAAATATTAGAGGTAATAAAAAGCTTACAACTCAAGAAATTAAAGATCTTGGCAATGCTTTTGATGTAACTACAATAGGTTCTTACGTAGATGTTTCTAACGATAGAATATTTTGGTTTACAACTTCATGTACAAGCACAACTCCAAATGCAGACATACATACAATGCAAAGGGCGAAAGAAAATTCAAACAAGCATAGGATGAAAGTTGTAATGAAAGAAGGTAACAACGCTGAAGAAGTTTTAGCATCAGGCTTGTATTTAAATTTTACAAAAACACATCCTATAACAGGTGTAAATACTATAGGTAATTATTTATATTTTACAGACAACTACAACTCACCAAGAGTTATAGATGTAGACTTAGCTAGAAATAATACAACTTATTATGTAGATGCACAAGAAGAAAAAATATCAGTTGCAAAAGTAGCACCATATTTAGCACCTATGTTAAATAAGCCAAACACAATTGACGCCGCTGCTAGTATAGAGGGTGGTGGAACTGGTTATTCTGTAGCTAACGACTTAGCAACTACAGGTGGAACTGGTACTGGCTTAAAAGTAAATGTAACAACTGTAAACTCTGGAGTTATAACAGCTATCACAATATCAGAAGATGATATAGGTTATGGTTACAGCATAGATGATGTGTTAACAATAACAGGTGGTGGTAACAATGCTACTGTAAAAATAACGGCTTATCCTAATGTAGCAGACGGACAAACATTAATAACATCTAATCCTAATGCTCTAATAGGTGTTAAATCTGATTATATGCAAGAGCGATTTATTAGATTTGCATATAGATATAAATACAAAGATGGTACGTACTCTATAATGTCACCATTTACACAACCTGTATTTAAGCCTTTAAACGCTGGTATACTTAAATTTTCTCCTGACACAGCTGTAAACGCAACTACAAACGAACCTAAAGTAAATATATCTTCACAAGATGTTGTTGAGCGAGGTATTGTTCCTTTAATGCAAAACGCTTACGATAAAGTTATTATGCGTATACCTTTACCAACTATAGACACAGACTTTGTTTTTACAGAGCATCAAACAACTAGTAATAAAGTTACTACAACTTATGAAAATGATAAAGGTCTTAGAATAAAAGATATAGAAATATTATTAAAAGAATCAAACGGCATATCTGTTAAACTTGTAGACACTATAAACGTTGATGCTGCAAAAAACGAGTCAACAAGTCCGTTTGGTATATATACAGTAACTCCAAAACCAGGACAAACTCATCACAAACAATTTATAGAATACACGTACAAAGCAAAAGAACCATTTAAAGTTTTACCAGAAAAACAGTTAATAAGAGTTTCTGATGATGTTCCCGTTAGAGCAAAAGCTCAAGAAGTAGTTGGTAACAGAATAGTTTATGGAAATATAACACTAGGTTACGATGTACCTAATGATGAGGCTGGTAATAAAGGTATAAGTTTCTTTTTATCAAGTGATAATAAAGGTAACGTTGAAAAAGGAGTTTCATCAGGACATTTTTACTTTAACACACAGTCACATAGATTTCATACTGTAAAACAAAGAAGAACTTACCAAGCAGGTATAGTATTAATGGATGTTTTTGGTAGAATGTCACCTGTGATACCATCAACTTATAAAAGCGATGATTTATCTGACACACACACTGTAGTAGCAGAAACAGATTCGTATGCTGCTAATACAGATGGTAGCTGGGAAAATACATTTAAAACATATGGTAAAGCTTTAAACATAGACTTTCAAGACTCTAGAATAGTACCAACATCAAACACACATCAATATGAAGATAATCCAAATGGTTGGTTTGCATGGAAAGTTGTAGTTAAACAAACAGAACAAGAATATTATAACGTTTATACTCAACATCCAATGAACAATTGGTCAGTTACAAAGGGTAAAACAGTAACAGATAACCCAAATAATCATGCTGATGATCAAGATCAAGTGGTTGCTGGTCTATTTGATACAAGTTCAAGATCAAGATCATGGTTTAGTTTAACAGGTGATAATATAAATAAAGTGCCTAGATCTATCATAGACATTGATGAGTTTAAAGATGGTGTTGCTGGGTCAGAAGTACAGCTGTATCCTAAAGTTGTACAAATAAACGTAGGAACACAATCGGGTAACGTTGGTAATAGGCTTTTTGATTCTAAAATGGGTATTGATGGTCAAGAGTATATTGATGTTATGACTATTGGTGATGCTAAGTCACAAGGTTTATTTAGTATATCTAACGCTAAAAACGGACCTTATGCTGACGGAGCTTTTATACCTAGAAGCTTACCAGATAGAGAAAGAGTATACGACTTTTTACAAGATGCAGAAAAAAACCCAACAGTAGCTGAAATACCAAATTTAGATAATGAAATAGTAAACGTAACTGGTGAGTTTACTCAAGCTAGTGATGTTGTTTCTTCAACAGATGATTCAAATAATGATAGACCATTTGGTTACCCAAAAGCTAAAGACAAAGGTTTGACTGTTTTTGAAACAAAACCTTTTCAATCAAATCTTGATATATATTATGAAACAGCTACTTGTGGTACTGTTACAGATTTAAACCTACAGTGCGAAGCTGCATCATCTGGACCAACTAATGTAAGGATAACAGCTACAGCTGAAAAAGAAGCTTACGCAGCGGCTATAACGGCTAGTTTCCCAGAAAGTTTTGATTATACAAATAATAATAAATTAGAAAAACAAATTGGTGAATTAACAGCAACTGTAGATGATCCAACAAGTCAAGGTTATACCATGTCAAACTTTCAATTAATGGCTGTTACAAATAACGATGATACTGATGGCGCTGACTTAGGTAAGTTTGAAATTGATGAAGAAGATGATATTACAGTAGTTAGACGTTCAGCTAAACATACTTCTGCTGCTAACGCAAACGGAATTAATTTAACATTAAATAATAACCCTGGCGTTATTATAGCTAGATTTAAAAATAGTGAGCTAGCGGCGTTATCAACAGGTGGAAGCGTTGCAATGACTTCAATACCTAGTGACGGAGCTGGTTTTTATAAAATTTGGTTTTACGACAATAGTGGCACAAACATTACAGATCAAAGACAATGTGTTATTCAGGTAGATGCTAATAATGCAATACTTGCTATAACCAACGAACAGGCTGGACCAGGCGGTGGCGCTCAAATTGATCCTAGGTTTATGTTAAAATTAGGACATCAGTTTGGTTTTAGTAATAACGGCTCTGATGATTATAGTATTTTAGTAAGAGCTACACAAAGCAACAACGCTTCTTCTTTACAAACATTTACAGTTAGCGTAGCAAATAGTAATCCTGTTGGAACTAATGCTAACGGTTTTATAGATAATCAAAGTACTTATGGTAGCGGTGGAAAAGGTTATCAAGTGGGTACTATAACAGCTGTTAATGGATCTGCAAACGCAGCTCTAAATAAAACAGGTCTGACAGCGGCAATATCTGGTGGTACTAACTCTAGTATGTTTAATATTCAAGCAGGTATGGCAGACGGTACTTTTACAATAAGAACAAATAATACATTTACTTATAGTGGTTTCTTTGGCAATGATAATATATCAGGAAGAGCGATAAGTATAGTGTTTACAGATATTGGTGGGTTAACATCACCAACTGGTGTAGCTGCTACGCAGTTTACAATATTTCCAAGAACATCAACACCTATAGACGGTCATTATTTGGCTGGAGCACTTAATGATGTGTGTACTATAAAATACAATCAACCAGCTGTAACTTACTATATTAAATCATCTATTGGTGGTGGCGGTGGTGCAGCTCCTACTCAAAGTGGTGGTGTAAATGCCGGTAATATAATACATACGGATAAATTATTGAACAATCCAGTTGCAGCTGGGACGTTTACAGTATCTGGTATAAATCCTAGACACGCTGTATCAGGCACAGGTGTTGTATCAGCGAGTACTTTTAATTGTCCAATAGCATAAAATAAAAATATGGGAGCAGTAATAGAATTAGCATTTTCAAACGCCATAATAATACAAGGTGGTAGAAGCGGATCAAATGAAGCGCCTGGCGTATATCACATTGAAGAAAATAGAATAAAAGGTGAGTATAATGGTATTCAAATGGATATTGGTGCAAGAGCTCATATAACAGACGAAGAATATAAAGGTAGGGTAAGAAAAAACGCTTTAACATACAGTGGTATATTCAATGCTAGAACTACTGTTAACGAGTTGAATCAATTTCCATCAGGTCAATCAATAACAAGAGCCGTTGATGTTAACAATGGTAGTATACAAAAACTGCACGCTGAAGATACTAACTTAAATATATTTCAAGAAAATAAAGTTAATAGAGCTTTAATAGATAAAGACGCTATATTTACAGCTGAAGGACAACCAATAACAGCATCAGGCGCTAATGTCATAGGCCAAATAACACCTTATTCTGGTAAGTATGGTATTGGTAAAAACCCTGAAAGTTTTGCATACTTTGGTAATAGAAAATACTTTGCAGACAAGCAAAGAGGTGTTATATGTAGATTGTCAGCAGACGGTATAACTCCTATATCAGACGCTGGTATGAAAGACTGGTTTAAAGATAACCTAAAAGTGTGTGATACTATATATGGAGCGTTTGATGAACAAAAGAAACAATACGTTGTAACATTAGAAGGAACAGGTATTGAAGGAGGTGTAGTGGCACCAGCTTTACTAGGTGGAACAGCAACAGCTAACGTAACAGATTATGCCACATTGTCATTTGATGAAAGAGCTAGTGGTTGGGTTAGTTTTTACACATATAAAGCAACACATGGTGTAAGTTTAAAAAATGAGTTCTACACATATCATTTATCAAACTTATACAGACAGCATGATGAAACAGCAGCGAGAGCTAATTTTTATGATGCAACATATAACGATCCATCATATGTTAAATTTCTATTTAACATGGAACCATCAACAGTTAAAACGTTTTTAACTCTTGATTATGAAGGAACAACTGGTTGGAATATGACTAATTTTTCAACAGGTGGTTACGCTGTATACGGAGCATCAGGTAGTTATGATGATCTTAATACAGCATATGAGATACCTAAAGAAGGTACAACAATAGGAACAGGTGAAACTGTAGGCTTTATTAAAAAAGAAAGTTTTTACTACAGTGAATTAAGAAATAAGGCGGTTGATTTTTATCAAGACAATAGCCATTTTCAAACATCTGGTTTAAAAGGATATTTTTCAAACATAACAATGCAGTACTGGGAACCTAACGAAAGTTCCAATGATCCAAAGGCTGAATTATTTTCAGTCAATGGAGAAGTTACTGTCTAATAAAATTATAGTAATATGAGCATGGCTTTAATAGGAGCTGCTACTAATATAGTAGGCGGCTTAATACAAGGTTTCGGCGCTAAAAAAAGAGCAAAAGCGGCAGAAGGTAGATATAAAGATGCGCAGAGAGCTTTCAGTAACTTGAAAGGTCAAAGGCAAGCTTTAAATGATCTTGGTCGTTTTGCTAAAGATAGATCTGGCGATATAACAAACCCATTTGCAAACATTGGTGTTGCGACGCAAGCTTCAGAGTTTCAAGCTGAAGAAGCTGACGTTGCTTTAGCAAATACATTAGATACTCTAAGATCTACAGGTGCTGGCGCAGGTGGTGCCACAGCTTTAGCTCAAGCAGCATTAAGAAGTAAAAGAGGTATATCTGCTAATATTGAAAAGCAAGAAATACAAAGTCAACAATTAAGAGCTCAAGGCGAACAAAGAGCTGAAGTAGCAAGAGCGCAAATAGGTGCACAAGCCGATGCGTTAAAAATAAGAGGTACTTCGTTTACACAACAAATGACAGAAGCTAGACAGTTTAGAGATGAAGATAGATCTGCGGCATTGTTAGATCAAGCTAGAATGAAGATGGAAGGTGCTCAACAAGCTTCACGTGCAGGTTTTGCTAGTGCGTTGGGTAGCTTAGGTGGTATTGCACTGGGTGGTTTAGCTGGCGGCAAAGGATCATTAGCCAAAGCATTTGGATTAGGAGGAGGACAAGGATCGATACTTGATATAGCTGGTAACAGAATACCAGGTAATTATACTCAAGATCAAGCTAGCGCTGTAAATAATGCTGTAAACTATCTTTCAACTAACAATCCTTTTAGCCCTAGTGATAGACGACTTAAAAAAGATATTAAGTTTTTAAGACTTTCACCTAGCGGTTTAAAAATATATTCATTTAAATACTTAAACAGAAACGAAACTTATCAAGGTGTAATGTCTGATGAAATACCAAAATCAGCTGTTAAAAAAGATATAGATGGTTTTGACTTAGTAGATTACTCACAACTAGACGTAGAGTTTAAACAAATATAATTATGAGTTACAGAAATCCAAGATTTTTTAAAGAAGATTACACGTTAATAAACAAAAGCTTTCAACAAGCTTTTACAGCCGCGTATAAAGGTGCTCAAGACTTTTATGATAAAATAGAAACAGAACAAAAAGAATATGAATCAGATGTTCAGGTAAGATCTGACTTGATGAAACAAGATGTTACTAATTTAAAAGACTTAGCAGCTGGAACACAAGCTGAAATATTAAAAACAGTAAATGAATTTTATGATGAAGCCACAAGAGTTGATCTTGGTGGTAAAAAACGTATGGGGCTTTTTGCTAAAAACCTTGATCAAGAAAGAAGATCTAAAACAGATTTAGATTTAGCTGCACAAAACTTTACAGCTGCAGCACAACCTTTAAATTCTTTATTTGGCATGTTAAATGACTTAGATGAAAAAGGTGGTTTAAACAAAAGCTCTGACACTTATTTAGAATTTGCAGCGGTTGTTCAAGCGGCAAGAAACGGATTTAAAAAGTTTGATGCAACCGGACAAAAACAATTTTCATTTAACAAAACAGGCTCTAATGATTTTGATATGAACATTAGGATAGAAAATCCAAAGTGGCGTGAAGGTATGGACGAGTCTAAAAAGTTTATTAATGTTGACTCAAGATTACTAGCAACATACATAGGTAATAACAACCCAGAGCTTAAAGCTAGATATGATGAAGCTTATAGCGGTAAAGATGGTGTCATTGAAAGTTTATCTGGTGAATACACAACTAGAATGAATCAACTATATGCTGATGGTAATGTGCCTAGAAACTCTAAAGGTTTTGCTATAACGCCTGAAGATTTTTTAAAAGATGATGTAAAAGAATATGTAAATATTGTAAAAGGAGCTGACGGTGATGAAACAATGATTGGTGATATATTTAATAACAGTGTTGATTTTGGTACGTCTAAAAGGTTTAACATGCTTATTAAATCTGGAGCTAAAAATTCTTTTTTAAAAAATTTAGTAACATTTGTAGATGAAGAAACAGATGATGTTAAGAAAAAAGAAATTGTAGCTGATTTATTAGAAACAAAGCATAATGATACTAGTTTAAACAGATCTTTGTTGTTAGAACTAGGCGTAAAAGAAGAAGAGGTTGCAGCAACTATTAAAGGGTTAAATGATCTTAAAAACGACATGGTTGCTGAAAAACTATATGATGAAATATATAGTAATGGTTTAACTAGTAAATATAGAAGAGAAACTGCACCTGAAGAAGAAGAAGATAAAGATATAAAAGAAGGTAATATTAAATTAGGTAACGGTAAAGAGGTTTCTGCTGGGCTTTATGATGAATTAAAATCTATATTTACGGAAGGTATAAAACCACATGATAAGTTAAATAGAAACACACCTATTGGTGAAATTCAAGAAGCAACAGAAGAAGATATAGAAGATATTAAAAAATTAGATCCTACTCTTTTTGCTCAAGCTGATAGTGGTAGAGAAAAAAGATGGTCACTAACAAAAGTTGCAACACTTGGAATATTAGGTGATCAAACATCTGAAGACTATATAAATAATGTTATACAAAAAGCTAAAAATAAAGAAACTTTAAACGGCGAAGAACAAATAATTCTTGATCAGTATAGAAAATATAAACAAAAAGATACTTTTATAGAGTATCCTGATTTATCTCAATACTTACCTCACGTAAGTAGAATACAGTTTGATCCTGTAGATAAAGTATTTAATATTGAGTATGGTAAAGATATTGATCCTGTAAGAGCTAAATTACCAAAAGCAATACCAATGCTGAAAAAAGATGAAAAAGGTAATTATATACAAGGTGTAGGTTCTAGATTTGGATATGATAGGTTAGCTGCAGTTTTAACATACGGTATAACAACGCCTAGTAAATTATCTGATGTAAAAGAAATATTAAGAAGTTTTATGGATGGT